GGGGCAAATAAAAGGGGGGTTTTTTCAGAGGCGGCGCGGGAGCCGTTACATGAAAGCCAGCGGTCGCAATGATGCCGCCGTGGTGGAATTTACCGGCAAGGTGCAACGCATTGCGCGGGTCCATCAGTTCGGGCTTAGAGACAGACCAAATCCTCATACTCAAGACGTGCAGTATCCAGAGCGTCCTTTGCTTGGACTCAGTCTTGCAAATGATAAACTTGTTGAAGAAATGATTGCTGAGTGTTTAATAGAAGCAAGTTGAGCAAATGAAAGCCAGGGGCGTCAGCCTAAGGGTAATGTTTTTAAGATTGACACATTTGTTTTTTATATTTATCAATGTGTTACTTTGTGGTAGTTTTTCTGAGCCTCATCATGAGCATCCCTTTTTCCTGTAGGCATGTTTTTGTTGATCTTTTTATTATGTTTGGAGATTATACCCTTGTTCACAAAGGAGATTTTATGTCTAATACTTCGTTAGTTGCCACTCTGGGATTCATTCAAGAAATAATCAAAAGAATGGCCGCGAATTCATTGTTTATTAAAGGTTGGTGTATATCCCTTTCAGGAGTAGTAGTGGTTCTGGGAAAAAAAGAATATGAGAGTGATTACTTAGCTCAGGTTTTTCTGGGATTAATCATATTTGGCCTATTTTTTAGCCTCTTAGATGCTTATTACTTAAAGCAAGAAAGAATATATAGGAATGAATACAATAGAAAAGTGAGTTTATTAACTGATTCGGATGAAAAAAATAATTTAACAATAATATCACTTGATGAAAAGAATATTGGTTTTCTAAGCGCTTATTTTTCAATTAGTATTGCTCCATTTTATATGCTTATTATTGGTGTTGGGTATTTTGTTGCTAGAGGATGTTTGTGATGTTAAATTGTTATGAGATAGATGCTGATAATTTAAATATATCATCTGAGGATAAACTTGAGTATGAAACAGGAGAAATTGGTCTCAGATTAAAAGATATAATCAAGATTCAGGCAGTGAGCGGTGGCGAGATTGCTATGGTTGAGCATAAAGAATTACTCGATGAGTGGTTCCCTGATACTGGATGCCATATTTTTATCTCTCACAGTCATAAAGATAAAGGGCTTGCAATTGCCATAGCTAACAAGCTTTATAAAAAATATGGTGTTAAATCTTTCATAGATTCTGAATTTTGGGGCTTTGTTGATAAAGCTATATATGAAATAAATTCCGATCATAGCCGCAGCGTTGGTGATGAAAAGTACCTCGACTATGATAAGTGTATGAGAGTAGCTAGTAACTTTTATCTTATTCTGTCTAACGCCATTACGGATGGAATATATCATAGCGATAGTTTTTGGTTCGTAAATAGTGGTAATGCTTTCGATGCAGTTAATAAATCATCGGAAGGAACGTATTCACCATGGTTGTACACGGAGTTAAATTATACAAAAACAGTGGCCTTGTCTCCGCATCCTAAAAGACCTACTCTGATTTTGGAAAGCGCGGGTTTGGAGTCGAATGCTAATAATGGTTGGATTATTAAATCAGCTAGTAGGCATTTTTCTGTGAGATTTACACCTGAAAAATCTCATTTGACGAAAGTTAGTAGTGAAGCCATAAAGAGTATTCTTGATAATTCAAAAGGATTTGCCCAAAGTAATGACGAACAAATATTTAAAAACCTAGATCTAATTTATTCAACTTTTGATTGATGTTCACATTATTGAAAAAAGTATTTAGGGGCAATAAAGGAGAAGCCCCTAATCTTATTATGCAATAATGGGCGTTATTCGCTTGAATACGATTAAGAAAAAATTAAGCCTGTATTAACTTTTATTGCTGTTGCTTGGTATTACTCAAGTTTAAGCATGAGGAAAAATCTCGGCCACTCTAGGTTGTTTCATCTCCCACAAAACCTTCCCAGATTGCCGCTGGCCTCGCCCGGCGGCATCCTTTCCCCATGAATAATTTAAATTCTCTGCAGGATATCGCACGCGCGATCCGCAACCTCATCCGCACCGGCATTGTGACTGACATCGACCTCGATGAGGGACTGTGTCGCGTCCAGACCGGCGGCATGGAAACCACCTGGCTGAACTGGCTTACCTGTCGGGCCGGCCGCTCGCGGGTGTGGTGGGCTCCCTCGCTCGGTGAGCAGGTGCTTTTACTGGCTATCGGCGGCGAGCTCGATACGGCCTTTGTGCTGCCGGGCATTTTCTCTGATGACAATCCCGCGCCGTCAGCCTCACCCGATGCGTTTCATGTGTCATTTCCTGATGGCGCGGTCATCGAGTACGAGCCCGAAAGCGGATCCCTCACCGTGTCCGGTATCAAAACCGCCGACGTCACGGCGTCGGATTCCGTTACGGCCACCGTTCCGGTGGTGCTGGTCAAAGCCTCGACCCGTATCACGCTCGATACACCCGAGGTGGTGTGTACCAACAAGCTGATCACCGGCTCTCTCGAAGTGCAGAAAGGCGGAACGATGAAAGGGAATATCACGCACACCGGCGGGAAATTCACCTCCAACGGCGTGCAGGTAGATGACCACGACCACGGCGGTATTGAAAGGGGCGGAAGCTGGACGGAGGGCATTCAATGACGGTGCGTTATCTGGGCATGAGCAGCCAGACCGGGCTCAGTATTTCTGAGGTGGAACATATCAGGCAAAGCGTGCGCGACATTCTGGTCACGCCGATTGGCTCGCGCGTTATGCGCCGTGAATACGGCTCGCTGTTGTCGGCACTGATTGACCAGCCGCAGACACCGGCACTGCGCCTGCAGATTATGGCCGCGTGCTATTCCGCGATCCAGAAGTGGGAGCCGCGCGTCAGCCTGACGTCAATTGCTTTTGAGCGGTCGGACACTGACGGCGGGCTGTATGTCGATATCACCGGCACGAGAACGACATCAGACCAGCCGTTTTCTATCACCATTCCACTGAGTTAAATCACTATGGCAACTGTTGACCTGAGTCAGTTACCCGTTCCCGATGTGGTGGAGGTACTGGACTATGAAACCATCCTTGCAGAACGCAAAGCGACACTGATTTCGCTTTATCCCGAAGACCAGCAGGAGGCCATTACCCGGACACTCGCACTTGAGTCAGAGCCGATTGTTAAGCTGCTGCAGGAAAACGCCTACCGTGAGGTTATCTGGCGTCAGCGGGTGAACGAGGCCGCACTGGCGGTGACGCTGGCGTATTCCGCCGGTAATGACCTCGATGTCGTGGTCGGAAACAACAATACCGAACGCCTGACCATCACCCCGGAGGACACCACCACCATTCCGCCGACCCCTGCGGTCATGGAGTCCGACACCGACCTGCGCCTGCGCGCACAACAGGCATTTGAGGGATTGAGCGTGGCGGGGCCGGTCGGGGCGTATGAGTATCACGGCCGCAGCGCTGACGGGCGGGTCGCTGACGTCTCGGTCGAAAGCCCGTCGCCAGCCTGCGTGACGATCACCGTGTTATCCCGCGAGGATGACGGCACCGCCAGTCCTGAACTGCTGGCGATAGTGGATAAAGCGCTTAATGCCGAAGATGTGCGCCCGGTGGCCGACCGGGTGACCGTCCAGTCAGCCGAAATTGTACCGTACCAGATTGACGCGACGCTCTACGTTTACCCCGGCCCCGAATCTGAGCCCATCAGGCAGGCGTCCGAGCAGAAGCTGCAGAGCTATATCAGCGCGCAGCACCGTCTCGGGCGTGACATCCGCCTGTCGGCCATTTATGCGGCGCTGCATGTTGAAGGTGTACAGCGTGTTGAGCTGGCATCACCGCAGGCCGACATTGTGCTGAGTAAGTCGCAGGCGTCGAACTGCACCGGGTACCAGATAACTATCGGGGGCTCGGATGAGTGACCGGCTTTTACCCGTTGGCTCATCACAGCTTGAAGTCGCCGCCGCTGCCGCGCTCGCTGAGATTAAGCGCGTGCCGGTACCGCTGCGCACCCTGTGGAACTGGCGCGACTGCCCGTTAAACCTGCTGCCCTATCTGGCATGGGCGCTGTCGGTCGACAGGTGGGATGAGGGATGGCCGGAGGCGACAAAGCGCAGCGTGTGTGCGTCCTCGTTTTTCGTTCATCAGCACAAAGGCACCATCAGCGCATTGCGTCGGGTGGTTGAGCCGCTCGGCTATCTGATTGAGGTGCGCGAGTGGTGGCAGCTTGATGAGGAGCCAGGCACATTCCGCCTCGTTGTCGGCGTGCTCGAAAGCGGCATCACGGATGAAATGTACCAGGAACTTGAGCGCCTGATTGAAGACGCGAAACCGGCAAGCCGCCACCTGACCGGGCTGGCTATCAGCCTCAGTGCGACCGGTGAGCTCTATGTCGGCGCGGGATGCTGCCACGGCGACGCGCTGACTGTTTACCCCTACACCCCCGAGGAAATTATTGTCGGCGGTGAATATTATCCGGCCTCGGCCATCCATTTGATTGATAACCTGAGAGTGAACGCATGACCGCAAAATATTTAGCCATTCTGACCAATCAGGGCGCGGCGCGGCTGGCGAACGCGGCGGCACTCGGTACCAGACTAAACCTGACGCAGATGGGCGTCGGTGATGCAAACGGTACGCTGCCGACCCCTGACCCCGCGCAGACGACGCTCATTAACCAGAAGCGTATCGCGCCGCTGAACATGCTGACCATTGACCCGGCCAACGCCAGCCAGATTATCGCGGAGCAGATTATCCCCGAGAATGAGGGCGGTTTCTGGATCCGCGAGATTGGTCTCTATGACGAAGACGGCATTTTGATTGCCGTGGCGAACTGCCCGGAAACCTACAAACCGCAGCTGCAGGAGGGAAGCGGGCGCACGCAGACCATTCGCATGATCCTGATTGTGTCGAGCACGTCGGCCATTACCCTGAAAATCGACCCGTCGGTCGTGCTGGCAACGCGCCAGTATGTCGACGATGGGGTTATCGAGGTGAAATCTTATGCCGATAGTCTGCTGACCGCACACCTTGCCGCTTCTGACCCACACTCGCAATACCTCAAAACGGCGGATATTGGTAAATATATTCCGGTCGGGTTTCCGCTGCCGTGGCCGCAGGCAACGCCGCCGGCTGGCTGGCTGAAATGCAACGGCGCGACTTTTGACAAGACGAAATATCCAAAGCTGGCCGTCGCTTATCCGTCCGGCACCCTGCCTGATTTGCGTGGTGAGTTTATTCGCGGGTGGGATGACGGACGCGGTGTGGATTCTGGCCGTGCCATTCTATCGAGCCAGAGTGATGCAATTCAAAAGATGACTGGCGCCATTAAGGGAGTAGTGCATTTTTCTAACAATCAGGGTACCGGCGTGTTTGATACTGGTGATACGGGGAATAGTGTCTCTCTGGATGAAAACCCACAAGGTAATGCAGTAACCGATCACAACTTTGATTCTTCCCGTGTTGTTCGCTCGGCTACCGAAACCCGACCGCGCAACATTGCATTTAACTACATCGTGAGGGCGGCATGATGGCGAAAGCAATATTGAACAAAAACGGCATTGCCACGAAACCCGGTGAAATGACGGTGTATAACTACGACAGTGAAACCCGCGAATATCTGGCGCCATCCGTCGAATTTCTAACGGTGGGCGTGGGGATTCCTGCCAATTCCTGCACTGATGCACCGCCTGATAATAAAGCCGGTTTTGCCATTTGCCGCACGGCCAGCGTTGATGGGTGGGAGTATGTTACCGACCACCGGGGCGAGACGGTTTATGACACGGCAACCGGCCAGTCTGTCGAGATTACTGCGCTGGGTGATTATCCTGCCAGTGTGACTACTGTTAAGCCGCTGACGCCTTACGACCGCTGGAACGGTAGCGAATGGGTCACCGACACGGATGCTCAAAAAGCCGGTCAGGTTATGGCTGCTGAACAGAAAAAAGCCTCATTGCTGGCTAAAGCCCAAAGCGTTATCAGCCTGTGGCAAACCGAGCTGCAGCTCGGCATCATCAGTGATGATGACAAAACCAGCCTGATTAGCTGGATGGCTTATATCAAAGAGCTGCAGGCTGTTGATACCGCTACGGCACCTGGTATTAACTGGCCGGTTTCTCCGGCGGTGTAGGTCATCCAATCTCTGGGGCGGCGGATGTGTCCATGCATTCACCGCGCCCGGATACATACCCGTATCAACATGACCATAAAAGCGAAACGCGCTTTTCCCCGCCTTAAGAAAATCCCCGTCCACAAATCCCGCCTCGCCGTTGTGCCAGTTATCACCAAACCTGCACGGTTAGACCGTCTTTGACACTATCAGGAGAATGACACTCACCCCTTACTACGGAGTTAAACGGATGAGTGACTTTCATCACGGCGTTGAGGTCATCGAGATTAACGATGGCACGCGCACCATTTCCACCGTCTCGACGGCAATTATCGGCATGGTCTGCACGGCCAGCGATGCTGACGAAAAGACATTCCCCTTAAATGAGCCGGTACTGATTACCAGCGTGCAGAGCGCTATCGGTAAAGCCGGTAAGCAGGGGACGCTGTCGGCTTCCCTACAGGCCATCGCTGACCAGTGCAAGCCGGTCATTGTGGTTGTTCGTGTTGCCGAAGGTACCGCAGACGACGAAGAGGCGGCGCAGAACGAAACCATTTCGAACATCATCGGCACCACCGACGAAAACGGCAAATACACCGGGCTGAAAGCGCTGCTGACGGCGAAAACTGTCACCGGCGTCAAGCCGCGCATCCTCGGCGTGCCGGGGCTGGATTCTCAGGAAGTGGCGACCGCGCTGGCGTCGACCTGCCAGAGCCTGCGCGCGTTTGGCTATGTCAGCGCATGGGGGTGCAAAACCATTTCCGACGCGATCGCCTATCGAGAGAATTTCAGCCAGCGCGAGCTCATGGTCATTCACCCCGATTTTCTGGCATGGGACACCACGGCCGATGAAACCACTGTTGCATGGGCGACCGCACGCGCGCTCGGCCTGCGTGCCAAAATCGACCAGGAGACCGGCTGGCACAAAACGCTGTCAAACGTCGGCGTGAATGGTGTCACCGGCGTCAGTGCCTCGGTCTCATGGGATTTGCAGGAGTCCGCCACCGACGCCAACCTGTTAAATCAGGCCGGTGTCACCACGCTTATCCGCAATGACGGTTTTAAGTTCTGGGGAAACCGCACCTGTTCTGATGACCCGCTTTTCCTGTTTGAGAACTACACCCGCACGGCGCAGGTGCTGGCCGACACCATGGCGGAGGCGCACGCCTGGGCGATGGATAAACCTGTCACCGCAACGCTTATCCGCGACATCGTCGCCGGTATTAATGCCAAATTCCGCGAGCTGAAAAACAACGGCTATATCGTCGACGGTTCGTGCTGGTACGACCCGGATTCAAACAGCGTGGAAACGCTCAAAGCGGGGAAACTGTATATCGATTACGACTACACCCCCGTCCCGCCG